TTTGGAGCTGTGAACGCCTCGGAGGGAGGAGCCATCCTGCTTCCGGTCGGAACGCTACTTCAAGTCGGGATGGCAAACGGGAACAGCATCTCAGCCGTCGCCGACGTGGGCGATCGCCTGCAGCGCGTCTACATTATGGCTGAGCAGTATCACTGCTTGGCTCTTGAGCCCGAACGATGACAATACGTCGGGTCGGTCTCTTCCTGATCCTATGGATCGTCTTGTCAGCAGTGGTCACAAAACTGGCAGGGTTTTGGTGAACGTCGTTGGCGTCGCGCGAAAGTAACCGATGACCACTCCGGAAGGTACCCAGGAAGAACTGATCGTGCGCCTCGGCCGCGACCACCGGCTGGCGCACCAGACCCTGTTCGGACACAGGCATCCCGATGAGACACCTCCGTTTCACTACGAGATCATCGACGACCTGCACGGCCCGTCCCGCCGCGTTCTTGAACTCGCATTTCGTGGCGCAGCTAAATCCACCATCGCGGAAGAGTGGGTTGCCGTCGACGCCTGCTACCGGCGCTTCCGTAACCTTATCATTGTGGGGGAGAGTTTCACTCGCGCATCCGAGCGGCTACAGGCTATTGCACACGAGCTTGATTTCAACGAGCACCTTCGAACCCTGTTTGGTGATCTGCACGGACCCACCTGGAACGAGGACAAGCTCGTCCTGAGCAACGGCGTGGTGATCCAGGCCTTCGGCCGGGGCCAGTCGCTGCGCGGGACGAAGCACGAGGACGTCCGGCCGGACGCCTGCCTGATCGATGATGTGGAGGACGAAGAGAGTGTCAACACCCCGGACGGTAGAGATAAGACTGAGCGCTGGCTCATGCGGACACTGCTTCCGGCGCTTGCACCGAAGGCCAAAGTTCGAATGCTCGCCAACATGCTTGACCCGGATTGTCTTGCTGTGCGCCTGCGGAAATCTGGAATGTGGACAGTGCGCGAGTACCCTTGGGAGCATATCGGGCAAGAAGGCGATCGCAAGGCTACGTGGCCTGCTCGCTTCTCCCTCGAACACATCGACGCCACCCGACGTGAGTACGAGGCCGCCGGGATGCTGAACGAGTACCAGCAGGAATACATGGTGGAGGCGGTGGACCCCAGTGCCAAGACCTTCAAGACCGAGCACATCAAGGTGGAGCCCACCGCGCGCACCTGGCACCCGACCTGGGCGATGTACGACCCGGCGCGCACGACGGGCGTCAAGAGCGCGCACACGGGCAAGGTGGTGTTCAGCTGGGTCGGGACAAAACTGATCGTGTGGGAAGGAGACGGACAGCTATGGATGCCGGACAAGATCATCGACGACATGTTCCAGACCAACGAGACCTACGCGCCGATCGCGCTGGGGGTGGAGAAGACGGGGCTGGAGGAGTTCCTGATGCAGCCGCTGCGCACCGAGCAGGTCAAGCGGCACATGATCCTGCCGCTGAAGGTGATGCCGGCGCCGGTCGGGAAGATACCATTCATCAGATCGCTGCAACCATATTTTGCGGCGGGAGAAGTCGTGTTTGCCAAAGACCTCCCCGTCTTCAGGCAACAGTTGCTCTCGTTCCCGACAGGTCGCATCGATATCCCCAACGCGCTCGCATATGCGCTGAGAATGCGACCGGGGCTGCCGATCTATGAGAACTTCAGTCATGCGAACGTGTCGGACAGCGTTACAGTCTTCCGCCAGCAGCAGTGCTATTTCGCGCTCGGCGCCACTCGACAATACACCACTGCCGTGCTTCTGCAGCTGATCGGAACTTCACTCCGCGTATGCGCTAACTGGGTACTCGAAGGCGATCCAGGAACTACGCTCCCAGATATTCTCAGCGAGGCTCGCCTTGTTCAGGGAAACACAAAACCCGCCTTCTTCGCTCCCGCCCAGCATTGGGGTGCATACGACACCATCGGTCTGCAGGCAGCTTGCCGGAGAGCTGGGGTTACTCTGAGGGTTGCAGGCGACCCCACCCTCGGGCGCGAGGAGCTGCGCAAGAAGATCGACGCCCTGACCCACGGCCAGCCGGCGCTGCAGGTGTCACCGAAGGCGCGGTGGACCCTCAACGCCTTCGCGGGTGGGTACGCGCGCACCGTGAAGGCCGGATCGCAGGAGCTGTTCGGGGTGGCGGACGACGGGCCGTATAAAACCCTGATGGAGGGGCTGGAGGCATTTATAGCGACCGCGGTCTCCGGGGCGGTGGGGGATGGCGACACCCCGCGGAACTATGCTATAGATCCGGTCACCGGCCGAAAGTACCTCTCGGCCAAACCCACGGTGTCCGGTGACACGCAAGAGCTCAAGATCCAAAGCTGATCTGAAGGTCGTACCTCCGCAAGAACCCGGTCAGGTATCGCCCGGGGGTGCACAGCCGCCTGCGCAGCCCGAGGAGGACGCCGGGGCGAAGGCCGACCAGCAGGAGCGCATCGAGGCCGCGGCCAGCCGCGACGACGAACTCTGCACCGACGAGGAGATCCGCAAGCAGGTTACTGACCTTATGGAGAGCGTCGGGCGCGGGTTCCAGGCGCAGTGGGACCGCGGCAACGAGCAGCTCGACTACTGGGACATCTACGACCAGGTGCTGGGTCCGGGGCAGGCCTACGCTGGCAACTCACAGGTCTATCTGCCGATCGTGTACCAGGCGATCGAGGCGCGCGTCACGCGGTTCGTCAACCAGGTATTTCCCCGCTCGCAGCGCACCGTCGACTGCATCTCGTCCGACGAGAAGCCGTTCGACATCATGGCGTTGCTGGAGCACTACGTGCGCAAGGCGCGGCTGCGCACCCAGATCATGCCGGCGCTGATGCGCAACGGCGACGTCGAGGGGCAGTATAACATCTATGTCGGGTGGACCAACTCGTCGCGCCATGTCGTCTATCGCACGACGCCCAAGATCGAGATCGACGGCGAGGAGGTCGACGATCCGACCGTCGAGGACGATGACGAGGAGTTCGACGTCGAGGAGGTCGAGACCTTCCACATGTCGCCGACGGTCGAGGTGTTGGCGGACGCTGACGTGCTGGTGCTGCCGCACACCGCCAACAGCGTGGGCGACGCGCTGTCGAAGGGTGGCTCGGCGACGATCATCCGGCGCTGGAGCAAGGCGCGCGTCGAGCAGGCGATCGACGAGGAGGAGATCAGCGAGGAAGTCGGCAAGGACATCCTGAAGCAGTTCGGGTCCAGCAAGGACGAGCCGGGGCAGCCGAACCCGACCAAGAAACACGTCGACGCCGCGGGCATCTCGACCGGCACCGGCGGGTCGAAGGAGCTGACGCTGTACGAGACCTGGACCAGGCTGAAGATCGACGGCGAGCGCAGGCTCTGCCGCATCTACTATGCCGGCACCAAGGGCGACGTCGGCACTGAGGAGATGTTGGCGAGTGTCAAGCGCAACCCATACTGGAACGACAAGTGCCCGCTGCTGTCGGCTCCGGTAAAGAAGGTGTCCAACGTCTTCAAGGGCAAGAGCCAGGTCAAGCCGGTGGCGGGGTTACAGTATGCCGCCAACGATGTCTGGAACGAAGGCATGGACAGCGCCGCCTACGCGCTGATGCCGATCGTGATGACCGACCCGGTGAAGAACCCGCGCGTCGGGTCGATGGTGCTGAACCTCGCGGCGATCTGGGAGACCAACCCGAACGACACCAAGTTCGCGCAGTTCCCCGCGCTGTGGAAGGATGCGCTGACGATCGTGGCGGGCACCAAGACCGAGATCTTCCAGATCCTCACCGTGTCGCCGGCACAGATGCCGCAGTCGACCGGCGGCAAGACCAAGCGCAACCAGGCCGAGATCGCGCTTGAGCAGCAGGTTGACATCCTCTCGACCGCCGACGTGTCGACCAATCTCGAAGATGAGATCCTGACCCCGCTGCTGCGCTGGTTCGTCGACCTCGACTATCAGTTCCGCGACAAGCCGATCACGGTCAAGCAGTTCGGGCAGATGGGCCTGCGGGCGCAGATGCAGGAGGTCAAGGTCCTGCAGAACAGCCGGCGGTTCGAGTTCCGGTGGTGGGGCGTCGAGGCGGCGCGCGGCGCGCAGGCGATCCAGCAGCAGGTCTCGATGGTCAACGTCATCAAGGGCATGCCGCCGCAGTCCTATGAGGGCTACAAGCTGAACCTCGTGCCGGTGATCCTGTCGCTGGTGGAGAACACCTTCGGCGCCCGCCTCGCGCCCGAGATCTTCGAGAACATGAAAGCGAAGCTCTCGATGGACGCGGAGATGGAGAACGAGTTCCTGATGGAGGGGCTCGACCTGCCGGTGCACGAGCTCGACGAGGACCAGGAGCATCTGAAGACGCATCTCAAGGCGATGGTGCAGGGCGATCCCACCGGCTCGGTGCGGCAGCACATGCTGAAGCATCGCATGCAGATGAACCAGAAGATGCAGATGCAGGCGGCCTCGATCGCGCAGATGCAGGGCCAGGGTGGCGGTCCGGGCGGACCCCCCGGCGGGCCGCGGCAGGGCGCGCAGCCACAGGCCCCGCGCGGCAGACAGAACCCGCCGGGCGCGATCCACGCCGACAGGATGCAGGACCCGGGCGCAGCCCCAAGGAGATAAAACATGCGTAAACTACTGATATTGTTAACGCTGTTGCTCGGTGTCCCGCAGGCAAGAGCACAGGACTATGCGTTCGGCTACAACACATGTGCAGCGGGATTGGTGGCGAGCTGCGTGTTCAAGACGGCACCCGGCAATCTGATGGCGTTACGGGTGACGAATTGGGGCGCTGCAGGAGTGGTGTTTCTCGTCGACAGCGCGGCGGTGCCGACGTCGCCGAGCACGATTGCGCCAGTATGGTCATTTCCGATCCCGGTCGGAACAGCGACAGTGCCTACGAACGTCATCCAGACACTGTACTCGTCCGGCTTGTTGCTGACGAAGGGCATCACGGCACTGTGCAGTTCTACGGGAATATCGGGAGGCGTGCCAACCTACACCGCATCAGCGACTTGTACCTTCGAAGCGGAGACACGTTGATGGAAACCAATTTCAAGCAGTCGCTCGCGTGGGTCCGGCACTCCGAGGGCGGCAACGACGATGATGAGGCCGACAGCGGCGGCCGCACCAGCCGAGGCATCACCCAGCGCGAGTATGACAGCTATTGCCGGATGGCGGGGCTGTCGCACGGCGACGTGTGGAAAGCGCCGGACCCGGTCGTCGATGACATCTACCGTCGCGGCTATTGGATACCCTACTGTCCGACGATGCCGCCGGGCATCGACTACATGTTGTTCGACGACGGGGTGCTGTCGGGGCCGGTGACCGCGATCATGACCTTGCAGCGGGCGCTCGGTGTCGTGCCGGACGGTCACATCGGCATCCTGACCAGCGAGGCGCTCAGCAAGGCAGAGCCCAAGGCGTTGATCAACATCATCGCCAACGCACGTCTACAGCGATACGATCGCATCATTCACGCGCGTCCGAAGGACCTGAAGTTCAAGAACGGCTGGAGCAACCGGGTCACGTTCGTCCGGGAGAACGCCCATACCCTGGTGACGGCATGATCATCATCCGTCTCGTCTGCCACGACGACCCGCTGTCCAAGGCCATCCTCAAGGTCACCGGCGGCGAGGTGGCGCACGCCGAGGCGGTCATGTTCGGCGGGACAATAATCGGGGCCTTCGCGGAAGGTGGTGTGCAGGAGCGCAAGCTCGACTACGACGGCGGGAAATTCCTGAAGGAGATCCTGCTGGCGTTGCCGGCGGACGCGGAGATGGCCGCGAAGTTCGAGCACTGGCTGCGCGCGTGCCTGGGCGAGGCCTACGACTTCACAGGGCTGACGGGGTTCGCGCTCCCGACGGTCGACATGCACCGGGCGCACCATGCGGTCTGCTCGATGCTGATCCATAACGCGCTGCGCGGCTGCCAGTTCTTCTTTCGTCCGATGCCGATCCCCGCGCACAAGGTTGATCCGGTCTTGTTGCAGCAGGAGTTGCTGGCGCGGACGGATGTGCAGGTCATATCCCGCGAAGACCCGTTGTTCATCGCTCACATTGCGCAGGCGCCAAGTGGCTGAGAATTTTCTGGGGCTGGACTTCAAGGTGATTATCGCAGGCTGCTCCGGAGGGCTGTCGATCATCTACGCCATGAAAAAGCCGGAGCCGTGGGAACTTGTCGCCGGGTTGGTCGTAGGTGGAATGACAGCCAACTACGTCGCCCCTCACATCGTCGACCCTGCAGGTCCATGGCTCCTGTTCACGGCGTTTTTCGTCGGCATCGCCGGCAAGTGGATATGCCTCAAGGGGCTGGAGGTCATGAAGGACCGGGTCGCGTCCAAGGAATAACCAGCATGTTTTGTGACAGTTCCCCACTGGTCGTCTACGTCATGCGTGGCGTATTGATCCTCTGCGGCTTGCTCGTGATCGTGCTGATGCAGATGGCCGAGCACGACAAGTCAATCAAGCGCATCGACAGTCCCAGACTGCGGAATTACAGGCGCGTCGCGTTCATCGCCATTGCCGGATGCGACGCGGTGTTCATGGTGACCTTGAACCCGTGGGCGCTCATAACACTGTTCATCGTGACAGCGATATTGCTGGGGGTCGACATCGTCGGCCTGGGGCATCGCCCCACAGACACCGGACACAGGGCGGCCCCCGCGTCGGCGCGGAGGGTGCTGCAGCGCATATCCATCTTCTTCCGCGACAGCAGGGGCAGCAGATGACGGAATGGCTCCCAGACATCGAGCGGGCACTGACGGGCATCATTGCGCTGGTGGCAGCTGTTGCGAGTATCATCAACGCTCGCAGCATCAAGCAGGTTCACGTCTCGATCAACAGTCGCATGGACCAGCTGCTCAAGCTGCAGGCCGAGGCGTCCAAGGCCGAGGGCGCCGCCGACGAGCGTGCCAACCCTACCCCGCCCCGGAATTGACTTTTTATACAAAGCGTTCCATGTTCCCCCGGATAGCTCGCTTGGCAGGCGTAACCTGCCCCTCGACGCATACCCGACCGGATGGCCGTAAGCCACCAGAGAGGCGACCATGGACCTGCTCAAGAAGTACCTGCTCACCACCGCGATGCGCTTCGCCCCGCCGGACACGCCGGCCGATCCCGAGGACGAGCGCATCCCGGAGCCCGACCTCGACGATGACGAGGCGGTAACCGATCCGGTCGGGGAAACTGACGAGGAACGAGACAGCGGCGATGACGACGATCAGGACGATGACGGCGAGTTGGCCGCAGGGGGCGAGGAGCCTCCCGCCCGGCAGACGCGCGGGGACCGCACCGTCGGCGAGCTTCGCCGTGTCGCCCGCGAGCGCGCCGAAGAGAACGCCAAGCTTACCCGTGACATGGCCGAGTTGCGCGGTCGGCTCGATCAGATCAGCCGGCAGCCCGCAGCTCCCGTTGAGACCGCCCAGCAGCGCGCCGAGCGCATGGCCCTCATGTCGCCCGAGGAGCGGGCGATGGAGATGGTCAATGAGAGCCTGCAGCGCCATGAGCGCAACCAGCAGCAGATCACAAATCAGCTCCTGGACCAGAGCGACCGATCTTCCTACGAGGCCATGGCCGCGACCCAGCCGCTGCTCAAGAAGCTTGCGCCCGATGTCGAGCGGATGCGGACCGGCTTCATCCAGCGCGGCGAGCAGGTCCCGAACCGCGTCGCCATCGCAACCTACCTCATCGGCGAGAAGGTCCTGCAGCAGCAGGGCAAGGGCAAGCCTGCGGCTGCCGCTCGCCGACGCGCACAGCAGGCCCGGCCGGCGAACGGACGCGGCGATGTCGCGAGCCCGCGCCGCGAGCGTGGCCGCACCGGCGACGTCGTGGCTGACTTCGAGAACAAGTTTGGGGATGTCCCGATCTGAGGCGGCGCCAGCGCGTCGCCATAGCACTGGAGAGACGTAATGGCGACGAACACTGCCGCGCAGTTCAGTGGTGACGTAACCACCTATATCGCTCAGAAGACGCTGCCTCTGGCACGTCGGCAGTTGGTGGTCTACCAGTTCGGAGACCCGGCGACCCTGCCCAAGGGCATGGGCACCACCTACACGGCGAGCCGCTACAACCGCGTGCCGCTGCCGTTCGCACCGCTGGCCGAGGGTGTCCCGCCGCAGGGCCAGACCATGACCCTGCAGCAGGTCACGGCACAGGCCCAGCAGTGGGGCGACAAGGTGACGATCACCGATGTCGCAGAGATGACCATCAAGCACCCGCTGTTCAAGAAGGCGATCGAGCTTGTGGCGCTGCAGCTCGCCGAGACGATGGAGCGCAACACCTTCGTCAACCTGATGGCCGGCGGCCAGATCAACTACGTCAACAGCCGCGGCGCCCGCGCATCGCTGGTGGCAGGCGACGTGATGAACCCGCACGAGATCAACCGTGCGAACGCCATGCTCGAAACCCTCGGCGCGCCCCGCTACATGGGCGACGAGATCACCGACATGAAGATCGAGGCGGACGCGGGCGGAGCGAAGGCCTCGAACAACCCCCGCAAGATGCCGCACTACGTCGCGGTCGCGCACCCCTTCGTCATCGGCGACTTCTCCGAGAACCAGACCGTCATCACGGCGTGGTCGTACAGTGATCTCAATCGCCTCTACAACTACGAGGCGGGCGAGTGGCGGGGCATCCGCTTCTGCAAGTCGAACCTGGTCCCGTCGTGGACCGGGTTCGCGCAGATCAATCCCACCGCGATCGGCGGTGGCTCGCTGGCGGCGACGAACTACTTCCTGATCGTCACTGGCCAGGACAGCCAGAACCAGTACGAGAGCGCGATCTATCAGGTCTCCAACTCGACTGCGGTCGCTGCCAACGGGGCGTTGCAGTTCACCACGCCGAACGTGCCAGGCTTCACCTACTCGGCCTACGTTGGCACTTCGAACACGCCGTTCAATCTCGGGGTCTCCGCGCAGGGTCCGACCACCGGACCGCTGCAGGGCCAGGCCACGCAGCTGCCGGCGAACACCGTGATCACGATCACCGCGCTCGGCGCCTCGCAGGTCCCGCCGGCCGCGCCGGCCACCGGCGTCACGGTGTATCCGACCTTTATCTTCGGCCGGGGCGCCTATGCGCAGGTCGTGCTCGACAACGCGAAGTTCACGTACATGAAAGAAGCCGATAAATCTGATCCCCTCAATCAGCTTCGAGTGGTCGGTTGGAAGCTATTTTACGGCACGCTGATCTCCAACGCGCAGTTTATGCTGCGTTTGGAGAGTACGTCAGCCTTCAGCACTGCTTTTGGTTAAGTAGTGGACGGCGGCTCGCAAGCGATCGGGATCGTGTCCCATGTGACCGATCCCGACGTTGCAGTGGTGGCAGAGGAGGCCGCGGATTTGTTTGGTGGAATGACAGTGGTCGATGTGAAAGCAGCCGCGTCCCCCGGGATCGGGCGTCCTGCATATTGCGCATTGTCCGTTTTGTTCTTTCAGCATGCGATCATATGTGCCCGGTTCTACGCCGTAGTTGGCACGACGTTCAAGGTCGCGTTGACGTTCCGGGTTATTTGCCCGCCACTCGCGCGATCGCTTGGCAGCCTGAGCCTTTTGTTCGTCGCCTTGCATGTACGTCTTGTGTTTCTCGCCAGAGCATTGTTTGCAGTACACCGTGATGCCGTGTACGCTGCTCTTGGACTTGTGGAATTCACTGAGCGCCTTTTCAACCTTGCACTTCGGGCAGGTCTTGAAGCCGCTGCTGAGATCGAGGAAGGGTCTAGCCATAATAGGCTAGTATCAGTCTTTTAAAGGAAAGGCAAGCGATATGGCATTCCGTTTGGTCGTACAAGCCACTGTATATTGGGTGGGGCCCGGATTGGGCGTCATGGGCGGCGCGCTCTCGCCCACCCTTCCGAACGCGCCGGCAGGCGGCGCGCAGTCGATCGAGTTCGGCAACCAGATCGGGGGCTACAACTCGAACACCTTCACCTCGACGGACATCACCAACCTGCTTGCGTCGATGTCCACCGATCTGTCCGCGCAGATGAACGCGGCGATCACCCGCATCCAGAACTTCTCGACCGGGACGGGTTAACATGGCACTCGGCACGATGGGCACGACGGCCCAAACGTCGCTCACGTCCCGGGTGTTCGCCAACGCCATGCCTGCGGCTGACATCGCGGGCATCGCCAACATCATCAAGGACGACCTCAACAACCTGCACCCGATCTGGCCGGGCGCATGGGCACAGACGGGTCTCCTGTACGTGCCGAACCGTGGCGTGCTGCGGATGCTGCCAGGCGACTACGTTGCCGTGGACCCGGCGACAGGTTGGCCCATCATGGTGTCGGCGCGAGCCGCGGCCCAGAACCCACAATGGGTCCATACCTAGGAGATCGACTTGTCAAAGAAGCCCAAAGAGCCGCGCAAGATCCCCGTCGACACAGGCATCCTCTCCGCCGAGGACAAGGCCGCGATCAAGAAAGAGGCCGCGGCGTCCATCATCTCCGAGATGGAGCAGGACGCCCGTGACGCCTACTTCGCCAAGGAGCTGGCGGCGCTGCGGCGAGCACGCATCCCGGCTGAGCGGGTCGTCAAGGTGACGATGACGCTGGCGCCCTACATGCCGCATCTGCTGATCGACAACGATCAGTATTTCGACGGCTACACCTACGACGTCGAGCAGTCGCGCGCCGCGGTGCTCTACGAGCAGATGCAACGCTCCTGGGCACATCAGGACGAGATCGACGGCCGCAGCCGTTTCAACGCCTACCGGCGCCCGCGCGGCGATCGGATCGGGCCATCACACGAGGGAACCCCGACCCGTGGGGCGAACGGGATCGTAACGCTGGAGACCTAACTTGCTGGACACACCTGAAAGTCGCGATCCGGAGGCCGGCTACCGAGCCCCGGACGAAAAAGCCATGGCCTGCGCCATCACCATTACCACGCAGGTCGGGACGAACCGCTCGATCGTCGTGCAGACCTATCTCGATCGCGACGCGCCGCTCCGCGATTACAACGAACTCCTGGACAAGTTGAACAGCGCGACCGACCGGCAGGAGGCGAAACTGCAGGTTGAGAGCATGGAGGCCGACCTCGTTCGCATGGAGGTCAACCATGCCAAGCTGGTCAAGGACTATCAGGAGATCGAGAGCCGCGCGGAGAAGATGTGGAATGCGCGTGGCAAGAAGGGTGCGTTCAAGTTGAGCGAGCCCGAGCTGGTGCAGAAGACGCAGGCCATGAACACGATCGAGGCTGGTAAGGAGAACATCGCCCGGCTCAAGGCCGAGATCGCGAAGGTTCGGGCCATCGCCAACACCGGAGCCGACGAGGACTGAATGCCGCTGCAGGCCCAACAGATCGTAGCGATGGGGTGTCAGATCGCGAAGTGTCCAGGGTTCACGTCGCAAGGCGGGATCTTTCTGAACGCGACGCTGCAGGACTTCTGCCAGGACTACGATCTGGAGGCCGCGCTCGGCACCAACAACTTCTCGTTCAACTCGGCGGCAGGGCAGGGCTCGGGGCCCTATACGCTGCCGGCGGACTATCTGCGCACGCGGGTGCAGGACGGCAAGGACGAGTTCTTCTACACGATCAACGGGCAGCCTTACCCGATGATCCAGCAGACCCTCACCGAGTACGACTGGCTGGTGCAGACGTCGGGGTTCCAGAGTTTCCCACTCTACTACGCGACCGACCTTTCCGTCGCAGGGGCCCCCACGATGAAGGTGTGGCCGCCCGCGAACGGCAGCTATCCCTGCGTGCAACGGTACTTCAGGCTGATGCCGGACATCCCCACGCCCGAGACCAGCACCACGATCCCCTGGTTTTTGAACAGCAACATCCTGATCCGCTCGGTGGCGGGGCGGCTGATGGGGATCACCGGCGACAGTCGTGAACCTGACTTCATGGGGCTCGACCCCGAGAAGCATCCGAACAGCGTCTCGGCGATGATGAGCGCGTACCTGAAGAACGTCGAAGACCGCGAGGGCGCAGTGCACACCGTCGGCCGCGACCGACGGCGCTGGGGCAGATCGTTCGACAGGCTGAAGAACACGAAACAAATAGGCTGGTGATTATGAAGCGTCTCGCAGCACTCCTCCTGTTCTTGACATGCCTCGGTGTGGCGCCCGCGCACGCGAATTGTACGGCACCGTGCACCAAGGCGCAGGTCACCGCCGACATCAACACCAACTGGCCGGACAACACCACGCAGTCGATCACGCCCGCGCTGCTGCGCTCGACAGTGCTCGATCTCGTCAACTCGTACATGGACATCAACGGGGCGGCGTCGTTCACCTGCGGCGCGAACCTGTTCATGACGTCGATCGCTTCGCTGAGTTCCTATGGCTGCACGCAGCCCGCATTTTCGAACCTCTCGGGCACGGTAGGCAGCGCGCAGCTGGCACCGCCTTATACGCTGCCGAACACGGCGGCGCCGGGAACTCCCGCGGCAGGCAACGTGGTGTTTTGGGCCGACAGCACGGACATCACCCTTCATTCCAAGAACTCGGCAGGGACCATCGGGACGATGGTGGTGCCTCTGCCCGGTAGCGGAAATAACTTCGTGTTGGGCCTGTCCAACGCGGGCGGTCTGGCGACAAGCACTGCCGTTACCGGCGTCACGCCTGGGGGTGGTCTGGTCTCCTCGACCGTCGCCGCTTGCTCGCAGACGGCCATCTCAAATACGGGGACCTTGTCCCGAGCTGATTGCATAGATGCTCAGACCGGGACCACATATGCGATCCCGGACAGTGATCGCGGCAAGATAATCACAGCGTCAAACGCTGCGGCGCAGGCGTATTCGATCGCGGCGGCGACAGGGTCCGGAGCGTTCTTCGCAGGCTGGACCACCTTCATCGAGAACAACTCACCAGCGGACGCCGGAATTGTCACCATCACTCCGACGACATCGCAGATCTGTTCGCAGGGGGTATGCGCGGCAACCTATAAGATACAGCCCGGTCAATTTGCACGCATCACGTCCGACGGTACAAATTACCAGGTCACCGAGAACGTCGTCAGCGGGCAGATCCCGGGCGTAACGAACGGCGGCAACGCCAATGCGGGCGGGGTCGGGGAGTACCTGGAGACTGTCGTGGCCGTGGGGTCGGCGGTGTCGCTGGTGACAGCGACCCCCAAGGACATTACATCGCTGACCTTGACGGCCGGTGATTGGGACGTGTCGGGAAGCATCGAGTTCGTCACGGCTGCCACGACGAACGTGTCCGGCACATACGCCAGCATCTCGACGACACTGAACAATTTCGATGCTACGAACGGACGCATCGCCGGGGGACTGTTCACGGCTTTCGTGCCCGGAGCTTCAAACCAGGCGATCGCTAATCCGATCGGTCCACTGCGTTTTAATGTTACCACGAACACCACGGTGCATCTGGTTGCCGTGGCCAATTTCACCGTGTCAACATTGACAGGCTACGGGCTCATCAGGGCCAGAAGGATGCGATAGATGCACCCCACCTCCCGCTTTCGGCCCCTTTCAAGACGGGGTTTTGTTTCGGGTATAGCCTGTGTTGCCGCTCCAGCCCTGCTCATTCCGAAGATTGTTCGAGCCAGCAATCCCCCCAACATTCTGGACCTGCGCGACCTTCTCGACGCACGTTACGGCGTCGGGCTCTGGACACAGCGCACCGGCACTGGGGTCGGAACGGACATCGGCCCCGCGATCTGCGACGGGTTGACGACACTGAAGTCGCAATTTTTCGGCGGGAAGATATTCATTCCGCCAGGTATCTGGCTGCTCAATACGCCGATCCCGGCGTCTCTGCTATCAGGCAGCATCATCTATGGCCTGCACTCGCAGGCCTCAATCATCGTCTTCAACAACGCCGGCAACGCCGCGTTCTCGTTCAACGGGAGCGGCGGCGCGACCGGGGGTGGGATGCACGGGCTAGGCATCCTCCTGGAGAGCGGCCTCGGGAACACCAATTCCTACGCCATCCTCCTGAGCGGCGACACCGTTCGCCAACAGGATCAGACCGAGTGGCGGGACCTCTACATCACGGCGTGGGGTGGGTCGTCCTATTGGTGGGATGCGTTCCACATCGACGGTACGGCCCGATCACATCCGCAAGGCGTGAGGGTAGGCACGATGGACAATGTGCAGCTGTTCAACTGCCGCAACCTCCCCTGTTACATTGGCAACGCTGTGCAGTGGACGCTGAGCAATGTGGGCGCCTACACGAGCATCGGCCCCTACGGCAACACGATCATGATCGGCGGCGGGACGACGCATCTCTACGGTACGGGAATTAATGCGACTCTGAACATGGGCTCCACGCTAGACGTCATGATCAACGGCATCCGATATTCCTGAAGGGGGTCACATGCAGCAACGTCCCGTCTGGATACCCGAAGTTCGCGACCTGATCGGAATTTCCGTAATCGTCGCGATGATCAGCATGCTGCTCATCCTGTTACTGCGCCCAGTGACGGTGCCTGACAACCAGATGACCAACATCCTGATCGGCGGGTTCATGACGGCGACCACTGCGGTGATCCAGTTCTACTTTGGGTCGAGCAAGGGTTCGGTGGCGAAGGACGACACCATCAACGCTATCGCGGTGTCGCAGCAGTCATCACTACCCGTCTCGGAGCCTTCTGCTGTCGTGACGTCGACGGTGACCTCGACATCGACCCCCGCGCCGGCCACCAAGCCGGCGGCGCCCGCGACCTCCCCGATTGCCCTGCGACCGTGACATAAAAGTCACCATCGTGATTTATTTGGGGCGTAGCGTGCGGGCCTTGTCAACATGAGGGACACCCGATGAAGAAGCTTCTGTTCGCGGCCGTAGCCGCCCTGATCGCACTGCCGGCGTTCGCCGCCGATGTTCCGCTGCCGCCGGCCAAAGCCGTGCCTCTTGGCTATCCCAGCACGCGGTGCGGGTTCTATTACGGCGTCGGCACCGGCGGCGCGGCCTCTGCGGTCGACGGCGCGGTGGTCGGCACCCAGATCGTGCAGGGCGAACTCGACGCCATCGTAGGCTACACCTGTCCGTTCGGCCAGACCGCGTTCTGGTTCGCGGAGGGGTCGGTTGGCTACAACAACGTCAACGGCTCGGTCAATGGGTTCGCCCTCAGTGGTCCGCTGGTGCTGATGCAACGCGCGGGTGCGGGCTCGCCGATCAGTTCACTGATCAACCCGTTCGGCAGCAGCCTGTCGATGCCGACGCTGCCGCTCCTGCCCGCAGGCGTCACGCAGATCTACGCGCAGCCCTACCTGTTCGCAGGTGTTGTGGAGCAGGACATCTCGGCGCGATCAGGGCTTGCGGCGAACCGGCAGTGGTTGATCGCGCCCATGATCGGTGCTGGCCTCTTGACCCGGCTCACGAACGGTGCGGTGGTGGACACCTGGGCCGGGTGGCAGATGAACTCCCAGTCGTTTTGCCCCGGCGGCAGCGGGACCTGCGGCAAGCTCGGCAATGGCGGGCGTGTTGGGGTATCGTTCAAGTTCTGATACAAGGGACGGATGAATAGCCCACTACCAGGGAAGCCCCTCGTCTGGTCTCCTAGAGGGACTTCCGACACGCTCGACGCCTCCACCGTGACGCAGGGGGCGATGTCGGCGCTGCAAAATCTCGTCCCCGATCCCAGCACCCGCAACCTCTGGCAATGCCGTCCAGCTGCGTCGGTGCTGATCGCGTTCGCCGGCAGCGGATTTGATAGCCCCTTCAGCTCGGGGTTTTCTTCCGGGTTTGGATCAGGCGCACCCGGGATCGTCGCAAGCTTCATTTCTTGCATGAAGGTGATCGGCACGCGCGTCTACGGGATGGTCGCGACGACACGCAATGCAGGCAAGGACGAACCGTTTATTTTCGACACCGTGACCAATACGTTCCTGCCGATCACGGGCGTGACCAATGCCAACTCACCGACCAGTCCGCAGACAACGGGGGCATGGAACCCACCGACCATGGACCTGATCGGGAGCAAAATGATAGTCGCGCATCCGGGGTTCACGGGCGCGGGGGGCGTGTTTTTCGGTGTGATCGATGTTACCAATCCGGCGGCGCCGACGTGGAGCGGCACCAACACGACACCGAATGCGCTCGTCGCGCCGCCGCAGTGGGTGATCAACTTCAACGGTCGCTGTTTTTTTCTGGTCAACCCTACGGGGTCACAGCCAGGCGCCTACATGTCGGACCAGCTCAACCCGACGGTAATCACGAACGCAAGCCAGATCCTGACGTTCGGCGACAACGTCCCGCTGACATGCGCGGCGGGGCTGCCATTGGAGAACCAGCTCGGCGGCATCATCCAGTCGCTGATGATCTTCAAGGGGGTGACCAACATCTATCAGGTCACCGGCGACTTCTCGCTGACCAACCTCGCGGTCAACGCGCTCAACATCGCGACCGGGACTAATTCTCCGAACTCGCTGGCGACGACAGCGAAGGGCATCGCATTCGTGGCGCCGGACGGGATGCGCTTCATCAACTTCGAGGCAAGGGTTAGTGAGCCGATCGGCACTGACGGCGAGGGCGTCACGGTGCCGTTCATCAACGCGCTGGTGCCATCACGCATCTGCGCGGCCTACTCCAGCGGCCTTTATCGTGTGCAGGTCCAGAACGGCAATGCGATCGGCGCACCGTCGCAGCAGTTCTGGTACGACACGTCGCTTGAGATCTGGTCAGGGCCCCACACGCAGCCGGCCTCATTGATGGAACCATTCGGCGGGACGTTCATCGTCACGCTGCAGAATGTCAACGGCACGCTGTTTCGGAGCGATCCGGTGCAGTCATCGAGCAGCACGTTTGTCGAGAACGGCACGCAGTTGCAGTGGCAGTGGACCACGCCGATGTTGCCGGACACCGACGAGATGGCCGAGGTGTCGATGATCGAAACCACGCTGCACATGGCGCTGGTCGTCAGCAACCCCATCGCGATATTCGCACAGGATCAGAACGGGACGGTTCTCGACAGTGTCACGATCACGCCCGTCGGTTCGCCGACCCTGTGGGGCGTGTTCACATGGGGGCAAGCCTTGTGGCAGGGGGCAGGGAACGCTCTATATCCACGGCACCTCCCATGGCATTTCCCGATCGTGTTCAGGCGCATGGGCATCTCGGCAACCGGGTCCAGCGTGGCCGGGGTGAAAATCGGCAGACTGCATTTGCGCTATCAGGTTTTGGGTTACCTCCAGCAATGAGAATGACCATGCGACGACTGCTACTCTCTGCCCTGCTGTCCCTCTGGACGACGGCGTCCGCGCTGGCGGGCGTGACCTGTGTTCTGCCATTCAACCTGCAGAACAACACCACGGCTGACGCTACGCAAGTGATGGCAAACTACAACGCGCTGGTGGCTTGCCTGCAGTCCGCGGCGGCTGCCGGAGCCAATAGCGACATCACGTCGATCATCGGATTGACGACGCCGCTGTCGATCGCGCAGGGCGGGTCGTCGAGCTACATCGGCGGAACGTCGACGGGGTCGGCGAACGCGCAGGTCGTAGCGACGGTGACCCCGAACGGGTTCTCATTGTCGGCGGGGAAGCGCGTTATTTTTCTCGCGGGCTTCACCAACAACGCGGCGACGCAGATCAATATCGGCGGCACGGGTCTCACGAACGTCTTCAAGCAGTCGAGCGGCGGGCCGATCGCCATGACCGGCGGGGAGATCATCGCGGGCCAACTCTACGAGATCATCTATGACGGCACGCAGTACGAGATCCTGCCCTACGTCGCCGTCGGATGGGGTCTGACCGGGGCACTCGGCGGCCCCTCGATAGCAACCACCAATCCGCCATACCCCGCAGACACGGCGGTCAACCTGCAACTCAATGCCTCGGTCGGGTCGAACCTGCTGACAGTGGCGATCAAAAATAACAGCGGAACCGACCCGTCGACGACCAACCCCGTCTTGCTTCCTTTCCGAGACAGCTCCGCGACCGGCAGCGGAGCGCCCGTATGGGTCGCGATCACCTCGGCGCTGTCGATCAACACGAATGCCGTAGGCGCATCCATGGGGTGCATCAGCGGGAAAATGTGTCGGCTGTGGGCGGTGGCGTTCAACGATGGCGGGACGCCGGTGATGGCGTTCTTCAACGCGCTGAGCGTGTCGGGATCGACAGTTACGATATGTCCGTTCAACCCTGCAATAATATCGAACAGCACCGCGGTGTCAGCGGCCGCGAACCTGGCATGCACTTTTTACACACCCAACGGCACCACAGTGACGTCCAGAGCGTTCGTGGTCCTGGGCTATGTGGATATTTCGGAGGCCACGGCCGGGACCTACATAACAACTCCGTCGGTCGTGCAGTTATTCACCCCGGGCATCCGGCTTCCGGGGGTGCCAATTTCCACGGTTGCCTGCGCGTCGGCGAGCTGCGGGATCACGCCGACGTCGGCGGCAAATCCGGTGAAAGTGTCGGCGAACATTACCTGGAACCCTCAGACGACGCTCAACACGAACTGCAATCTGGTACGGTCAGGACCCACGACAATTGCCACGATCAACATCGGGGCGCCAGGTAATACGATCGACGTGGCATGCAATTTTGCGAGCATTCTGGACACCCCCGGTACGGCATCGCCACTTACATATGCGGCCTCGATGACGACGGGCGTCGGTGTGGGGACGTCGAATTATACGCTGGAAGAGATCATGAGGTAGTGGTTTGCGCTTTTTACGGGGAACTGCTACCATCTCCCGGCGCATCGCGGAGCCACCGCCCTACCTACGGAGAGCATGATGCTCAAGAAGCTTGCAGTCGCAGCCCTCGCCTTCCTGCTCTCCGTGCCGGCCTTCGCGGGCGGTGTGCCCCAGATCCCGGCAACCTCACAGTACAGCGAGCCCTCTCAGATCGTTGGTACGTTGAACGCCTTGATCAACCAACTCAATGGCAACGGTGCGGGGCTGGGCGGGTATGCGACGCAGCCGGGCGGGGTAGTCAGTCTCGGGACCCAGTGCCAGAACGCCGCGGCGGGCGCGTCGCCGCAGATCTGTAACGGGCAGCGCGGCATCGTACTGTTCACCGGCATCACGGTGGCGGCGCCGAACACCAACCAGACGTTGACCATCACCAATTCGACCATCACGACGACGTCGGTCTGTTGGGCCGGGTTTGTCACTGCTTTCACCGCCGCCACGACGATTACGGTGGGCCAGATTGTCCCCACCGCGGGGTCGCTCGCCGTGTCCATCGGCAATGACGGATCGGGCACCAACGCGGTCACCACGGGCACGCTCGCCTTCAACTGCTTCAACTGAGGAGCCTCACATGCCGCTGCCGCAGGAACCCGTCGCCGACCCGTATGCCGGCCGAGCCGCACCGCCTCCGCCCGTGATCACTGACGTCCCGCCGTCGCGCCCGCGCACTCCCGCCGAGCAGGCGGACTTCAATGCGCGCGTGCAGGCCACGATCGACGCCAAGCGCATCGAGAGCGAGAAGGCCGAAGTCGAAGCTGCGGCCGCCGCGCAGCACGACGCCCGCGTGGCCGAGATCGAGGCCGCGAAGGACGCCGAGGACAAGGCAGCGGCGGAGCGACAGGCCGAGGCCGAGAAGCAGGCGGCCCGCGCCGCGCATCCCCACAACCAGCTGCGCAGCATCCTGCAGGGTCTACAGGCGCCCACCGCGCTCGACGTCAACGGCCGGCTCGGCGCGCTGCAGGTCGCGGTGATCCGGCTGATGCAAGTGATCCTACAACACACACCACCCCCACCGGAGGACGACAATGGCGAAAGGATCGAGCGGCGGGATGCTGAAGGGTTTGACGAACAAATCACCCCCGGCGTCTGACAGCAGCATGAAGCTCGGCAAGGAGAGCGTGAACAGTGAAGCCACGCGCTCAGAGCCGTCACCGCAGCCCACCCCCAGCGGCGAGCGTTGCGCCTGACGCGCCGCTCGGCGAACATGACGGTGTGACCTTCCGGAGAGAGCGGCTCGGGCCGATCCTCCGGGAGATTTTGCCGATGCTGCGCAAGGACTGGGAGGAGAACGGCATTGACCGCGAACGCGTCCCCTTCAGCCTCGACATCGATCGATACCTCCAGTACGACCTCGTGGGGGTACTCCAAATCGTTACGGCACGCACTGTCTCACGGTCTATGGTCGGATATGTCTTCGCCGCCGTGCATCCCCACATCGATCACTCCGGCATGGGATGGGCGCTGCTCACCTGGTACTGGCTCTATCCTGAATTCCGCGGCGGCGGGGTCGGAGACGCAATGATCGACGCGACGGAGAAATTCCTTCGTGAGGCGCGGGTCAGCGTGGTCGAAGCGACGGAGAAAATCTCGGCGCAGCACGGGTTGTTTGGGCGTCGTGGTTACACTGCTACTGACACTGTGTGGCGCAAGCTGCTGGAGAAATGACATGCCGTTCGGAGGCCTCTTCTCGCTCGGCGGCGCGCTGATCAGCGGAGGCAGCGCGCTGGCCGGCATGTTCGGCGGATCGCCCGCGTCGCAGGTGCAGATGCCCCCGCAGTATCAGATGCAGAACATGGGCGGCGCTGACCAGAGCGCCTACGGCGGCATCGGCAGCCTCGGCCAGTACAACGTGGCCGCACAGAACCTGCCGCAGTACCAGCAGATCATGCAGCAGGGGATCAACAATCCCTACGCGCAGAGCTACCAGCAGGGCGCGAACATGACCGGGCAGGCCGGCATGGCGAGCGGCGCAGGCATCACAGGCACCGCGCTGAACCAGCTCGGAGGTGTCAACGCCTTGATGTCGATGGGCTTCGACCCACAGAACGCGCTGTATGCACAGACGCAGAACCAGAACCAGCAGCAGAACGCCGCGATGCTCGGCCAGTCCGGGGTGGCGGGCACGCCCTATGGGCAGGGCGTCGCAGGCCAGCAGAACACCAATTTCAACATCGACTGGCAGAACCAGCAGCTGCAGCGCGCGATCAGCGGCGCGCAGGGTGCCGGTGGCCTGCTCAACTCGATCGGTGGTGCCACCAACACCGGCCTGAACCAGATGCAGACTGGCGCGGCGCTCCCCTACAACACCGCGCAGGGCATCACCGGCAATCAGCTCGGGCTGCTCAGCCAGGGCGGTTCCTACGGGCAGATGGCCGGACAGGGTGCGCAGCAGCAGATCCAGGACTATCTGGCGTATCTCGGGCAGGGCACCAGCCAGCAGGGCGTGAACAACCAGGGCGCACAGATCGGCCTGCAGCAGGCGAACCAGGGCTTCCAGCAGAACCAGGCCATGGGCAGCCAGCTCGGCGGCGCGCTCGCGGGTCTCAGCAAGGGCTGGGGTAACTTCGGCGGTGGTTGGGGCGGCATGCCCGCGAGCAACGTGGGGATCTGATCATGCCGGGCGGGCTGGGCGGTGCACTCTCGGGGCTCTCAGCTGTCTACGGCGGCTACAAGCAAGGGGAGATGGACGAGTACAAGATCGACGATCTGCGGCGCTCGGAGCTCGCCAAGGTCGCCATGGGCAATGCCCTCAAGATGCTTGGTGCTGGCCAGCAAGGCCAGGGGGGTGGTGGTCTGCCCCCCATGCAGCAAGGCGGTGGAGGCCCCGGGATGCCCCCCGGTGGTCCGCCGCAGATGTCCCCGGCAGGCGGTCCAGCGGGCCCGGGACCGGGCGGCATGCCCTTCCGACCTGGTGGACCCCCGCCAGCTCCGGGACCGGGCATGCCGCCTGCTGGGGGACCTCCGATGGCTTCGGGAGGGCCTACGCCTCCGCAGATGCAGGGTCCGGGGATGATCCCCGGCGGCGCGCCGGCGCAGGGCGGAGGCATGCCTGGAGGCGGGATGCAGCGCCCGGGAGGGCAGGCACTCGACTGGCGCCAGCTGGTGCAGGCGGTGCAGCAGTCGAACCCGAACATCAAGCCCGACGTGATGGCGGAGGCCGTCAACCAGTTCCTGCCGATGATGAACGCGCAGTCGCAGCAGGAGTGGCGCATGGTGTCGCTCCAGCTCCGCGAGCAGGCGCTGCAGCAGCGCGAGGAGCAGTTCAGGCAAGCGGAGAGTGGACGCAACACCCGGGCGTCCGAGAGCGCGAACACGCGGCGCGATGTCGCCACGATCGGCGCCGAGAGCCGGGAGAAGGTCACTGAAAAGCGGCTCGACCAGCAGGACAAACAGTTCCAGCAACGCGAGGCACGATTGCAGGAGAGCTTGAAGCTGCGCGAGGACACCGCCTATCAGCGGCTCGAACAGCAAAAGCAGGCCGCGCAGCAACGCGCCGAGGCGTCGAACGGCCGACAGGGCTTGGCTGAACTGCGTGCATCGATCGACGCGCAGGACAGGCATGTGCGCACCAAGATTATGGCAGCGTCGGCCAACAACATCATGAAGTCTGAGGAGAAAAAGAAACTGCTCGATCAGGCCGACAAAGAGTACAGTGATCAGATGGAGATCCTGCGCAACCAGTTCGGCGCCAAGAAAGGCGGGGGCACGCAACAGGGTGGCAAGCCTGTGAGCTCCAGCGGTCCGAGCGCCGACGCAGTGACGATTGTGCAGACCCCCGAGGAAGCTGAGAAGCTGACCCCGGGCACCCGCTACAAGACCCCTGACGGACAAGAGTTCACGCGCTGATGGCCGAGTGGCCCGGCACGCCGGTGGCGCCTCCGGCACTCCAGTGGCCCGGTACGCCGGCAACGCCGAACGCGGCGGTCGCGCAGCGCTGGCCGGGAACACCTGCGAGTGTGACGGCGCCGTCACAGAACACGGGGGCACAACAGCCTCCGGGGGCGCCGGCCCTACAACCTCCTGCCAAGGACGTCGGCGCCCCGAACTCTCCCCAGGGGCGCGGCATCTGGCAGGCGATCAAGGACTATCCTGCGCATGTGCTGGAGGGTATCACCAGCCTACCCGAACGCGCGATTAAGGGTGCCGCGGAAGACTTCCAGAACCGTGGCACCGGCGCCGAGCCACAGTCAGTCGGACCTGCCGTCGAGACCGCGCTGATGACTGTCGGCACGGGCAGCAAGTTCATGCCGTCGAAAGGCGCAACGCCGCGACCTACTGTCACACCGGAAACATCCGTACCTGCAGGTGTCAAACTCACTGAGGCACCCGAGGGTGGCATTTACACACCACAACAGTTCAAGCCCGGCGAGAAGTATTTCAAGGCGCTCGACGAGAAGGGCCAGCCACTCGCGGAGATCCTGGTCAAGATCGATGGTAAGACCGCGCGCATCGAGGACATCCTGAACCCGAACGCACCACGCGAGGAGGGCATCGGCTCGATCGGCAATACGAAGTTGCGCGAGATCATCAAGCAGTTCCGCGCGCAGCACCCGGAGGTCACGGAGATCACCGGCGAGCGGATCAGTGGCGCGCGGCAGGGCGGCGAATACAGCCTGCTCAACAAGCCTGCGGAGCAGAAGGTGAAGCTGCCCGAAGCGCCGGCAGCCGAGACGAAGGAGGCGCCGAAGGCCGAGCCTGTCGGGGCGCTCGCCGCCGCGCGCAACGCCGCCAGCACGATCGAGAAGATATTCAGTCCGGAGACGGTGGATGCCAGCGCGAAGAACGCGGTCAGCATCATTCGCGAAGCCAGCGGCAAGGCCGCGCGCGACACCGAGACCACCGCGGCTGCGCTGGAGCCTGCCTACAAAAAAGTCTCGGCGATGCCGGTGCAGGACCGGCTCGACTTCCTGAGCTACGTCGAAGGGCGCAGCGGACAGTATGCCGGCACGGAGATGCGCGACCCCGCTCTGCAGGACCTCGCTGACACTATGCGGGGCGCGTTCGAGCAGCGCATGCGCAAGCTGCAGGCGATGCCGTCGAAGGCGCAGGCGAGCTTCATCGAGGACTATTACCCGCACTTCTGGAAGGACCCCGGCCAGGCGCAGCAGGCAGTCCAGAGCGGCGGTATGTCACGGCAGGGCAGCGGCGCCTCCCTGAAGAAGCGGACGGTGCCGACGATCGCCGACGGCATCGCCATGGGGCTGGAGCCGGTGACCACCAACCCGCTCGAAGCAACCATGCGGTATGTCACCAGCATGGACCGCTTCATCGCCGCCACTGACGTGCTGGAGACCGCGAAGAACGCCGGCACCGTGAAGTTCATCAAGCCGCAGGTCATGGGCGCCAGCGGACACCCCAACAGTTTCAAGATACCGCCCGGGTATAAAAAGCTGGAAGGGCGTGGCTCCAGCGACGCGACCGGCGGACAGGCATATGCTCCGGAGGGCTTTGCGCGGGTCTACAACAACTGGATCAGTCGGGGCTTCCATGACGTCGACGAGGCGCTGGGGAACGCCTACGAGGGCGCGCGGCGGGCGTCGAACAGCATCACAGGTCTGGAGCTCGGGCTGTCGGGCTACCACACCCTGACGATGGCGCAGGAGAGCATGGTCAACAGCGTGGCGAACGCGGTGGGCTACGCCCGCGCCGGCAGGCCGATCGAGGCCGCGAAGTCGCTGGCCAAGGCCCCGGTGGCGCCGGTGACTTACGCCATGAGGGGCAAGAAGATCCAGGACGTGTATCTCGGTCTGCAGCCGGGCACGAAGCACATGGCCGAGGTGACGGACCTGCTGACTGCGGCCGGCGGGCGTGCCAAGGGTGCCAGCCACTCGCCCGACTACGAGTTCTCCAAGACGGGCTCGTACTGGACGGCGTTCAAGCGCGGCGCTCTGAAAGGACAGATGGCGGCCGATCGCGCTGAGGCGATGGGCTCGCCGCTCGGTGCCGCCAAGGTCGGCTTCCGCCACATCGGCCGGATCATGGACACCGTCGCGCAGCCGATCTTCCAGGTCTACATCCCGAAGATCAAGAATGGCGCATTCTACGAGAACATGTCGGCGTGGATGAAGGAGCATCCGAACGCGACACGAGAGGAACAGATCTCGGCGGCGCGGCAGGTCTGGGACAGCATCGACAACCGCTTCGGTGAGTTGGTGCAGGACAACATGTTCGTCAACAAGATGATCAAGCAGGTGGGGCAGCTCAGCCTGCGATCGTGGTCTTGGACCGTCGGCAGCGGGCGCGAGATCGCCGGCGCAGCGCGGGACGTTGCGCGGGCTCCCCTGAAGAAGCCGCAGGGCATCGGTCCGAACGATGTCAGGTGGACCCAGAAAATGGACTACGCGATCGCCTTGCCGGTGGTCTACGGCACGCTCAGCGCCATCTATCAGGCGTTGAAAACCGGGAGGCCTCCGGAGAGCATTCAAGACCTACTGGCGCCGCGCACGGGCGGGGCAGATGCAGCGACCGGCGAGCCCGAGCGGCTGATCATGCCCGGCTACATGAAGGACGTGTTCGGGTTCTACGAGCACCCAGTAGATGAGATGACCAACAAGGTCGCGACCGCTCCGAAGATGGTGGGGCAGCTGGCCGAGAACCAGGACTGGCGTGGTGATCCGATCTTCCCACCGGACCCCAGCGTGCCACAATGGCTGACCGCGTTCTGGAACTACGCCAGCCAGAACGTCGGGCCGATCAGCGCGCGGGGACTTGCGAAGGGTACGAAGTCGGGATCGAACATCTCCAGGATCGAACAAGTGCTGGGTGTGCGCCCGGCGCCGCGCTACTTGACAGACCCCGAGGGCTTCGAGCAGATGATGAAGAAGATCCGCGAGGGCAAGTGGAAGCGGAAAGAGAGCCACGATCGCAAGCAGCAGAACCTCTACGAGGAGTGATATGAGCCAGCTGGACGAGTTTGCCGACAACATCGATGATATCGTGGCGGGCCACAATGCCCGCTTCGCCAAGCTGAACGAAGCCAAGCGCAAACTGCAGGCGCAGGGCGACGAGATCGCCACGGGGTGGGAGAACTACTTCCTCAACGAAGCGAAGAAGCTGCAGGCCGCGCAGGCGGCGCTGAACCGGATCAGCAACGCCCCTTTGTCTTCGAGTTCGCCGGCTACGCCCAAGGTCAGCGTGCTCTCTGACGTGCCGAAGATCGCCAATGGATGACATCATCCCGATGTCGCAGACCTGCTCGAACTGCGGCTCCACCGTGGTCAACGACGACCCGGAGATCCGGCATCCGTTGCAGTTCCTCGACGCGCTGCGGGCGCGCGGCTGGTCGATCCCGGCAGCCGGCGGGGTTCATCACAACAACACGAGGTGCCCGCGATGCGCCTCCTCATCGTAGACCCTCAGGGCAACGGCCTCGACTTCGCCCTCCGCTGCCAGCGTGACGGCCACGAGGTGCGGCTGGGCATCCGCTACGGTGAGAAGACCAAGAACATCGGCAAGGGCTTGGTGGAGGTCACCGCCGACTACGGCAAGTGGGTGCGGTGGGCCGACCTGATCTTCATGACCGACAACACGCTCTATACCGCGGACATGGACCGGCTGCGGCGCGAGGGCGCCAAGGTCGTCGGCGCCACCTGCGAGAGCGCGGAGTGGGAGATCAACCGCTCTACCGGCATGGCCGTGTTCAAAAAGGCCGGCATCGCCACGCCTCCCTACAAGGAGTTCAAGAGCTACGACGACGCGATCGGGTACGTGAAGCGCGAGGACAAACGTTTCGTCTCGAAGGTGATCGACGGCTCGTTCAATGACAAGGCGCTGAGCTACTGCGCCAAGAGCCCCGAGGACATGATCTATATGCTGCAGCGCTGGAAGAAGCTGCAGAAGCTGCCGGGGCCGTTCGTGCTGCAGGAGTTCATCGGCGGCACCGAGATGGCGGTAGGCGCCTGGTTCGGACCCTCCGGTTTCACCGCCGGCTGGTGCGAGAACTGGGAGTTCAAGAAGCTGATGAACGACGACATGGGAGTGGCGACAGGTGAGCAGGGAACGATTGTTCGCTACGTCCGCTCTTCAAAACTGGCGCGTAAAGTCCTCCAGCCTCTCGAAGGCGCGCTTCACGGTGTCGGGTACATCGGGTACGTGGACGTCAACTGCATCATCGACGAGGCTGGCACCCCGTGGCCCCTGGAGTTTACAATGCGCCCGGGCTGGCCTACCTTCAACATCCAGATGGCTCTCCACGACGGCGATCACGCAACCTGGCTGATGGACCTATGGACCGGGAAGGACCCTCGCAACTGGCGGATGAACGAGATCGCGGCTGGCGTCGTCGTCTCCATACCCGACTATCCCTACTCGCATGTGACGAGGAAGGAAGTGACGGGCATCCCGCTGTACGGCCTCGACCAGGAGACGTGGGAGCACGTCCACCCCTGCGAGATGATGATGGGCATGGCGCCGAAGAAGATCCGGGACAAGTTCGTGGACGTGCCGATGATGGTGACGGCGGGGGACTACGTGCTGGTCATGAGCGGGACCGGCCCCACGGTGAAGGACGCCACCGACACGACATACCATCGATTGTCAACATTAAGCATGCCCAACTCCCCGATGTACCGCACGGATATCGGACGGCGGCTCAGGAAGCAGCTGCCGCTCTTGCAGGCGACGGGCTACGCACTCGGGATGGAGTACTCGACGCCTCAACGGCGCTTGAGCGCGTAACCAATAAGGCACTGGAACAGGGCGAGGCTATCCTCGATCGAGATCTCAACGTCGAGACACCCGACAATTTTGGCCCCGTCCTGCGCGCGAAGACGTCGGTTATTTCAGCGGTTCTTACGACACAGGCGAAGGTGGACGAGACCAGACTACGGCGCCAGAGTTTGGATCGGTTACCCGCATTGCTTGCTCTGGTGAATGAGACGGCGAAGCGGTTGCCTCCGATGATTGAGCTTGAGGCGCAGTAACACCGTCACCAGTTAGCCACGCGTAAAATTCCGTGGCCATTGCGGCGACAGCTTCCTCGACGGTCGCGCCTTCGCCTTTGAGACCCCACTTGTCGCCGTCCCATTTCAGCCCCACGATGATTTTTGGTGTGAGATCTCCATCGTAATCTCTAAGCACCGCCGCCTTTATGTTGGTACACGTCTTCATGCACTTCTCTCCTGTTGCAACTCCGTGATCGACGCTACCAGTCCCGACATGACCGGGTGCGCCGCGTTGGCCTCGATGCACATGACCTGTGCGCCGGGGATATCGGTGCCGGCTGACAGCGTCACGCCGCGCTTGCGCGCCACGATCACGCCGGAGCCCTGCAGGGTGTCGAGGATGGTGCGCGCGGGGATCTGCTTCTTCGCAGCCCAGTCGCGGAACACGCTCTCGCTGATGAACACGCGCTGGCGCTCGATCTCGTAGCGGATCGAGAGGCGGTGCTGCGGGCGCACCAACGGGGTCTGGCGCTCGGCGCGCGGGCGCCACTCGTGCCGCACCACGATCATCTCGCCGAGGTGCTCGTTGATGAACTCGCCGAACCCGTTGATCGCATACTCGGCTGGCATCGAGGACGACACCGTGCCGACGTTGCGGTTGGCGCCGAGCTCCTTGATCAGCCACGCGACGATGCGATCGGTCTGGAAGTGCAGCACGCCGAGCTTGTTCACGAGCGCCGAGGCCACAGCAATAGCGCCAACAGCGCGTACCCTGAAGCGATGAGCGCTATCGAGGCGCGTCGCGTCCCAGATCTCCTGGGTCCACTTGTCGAGAGAGTTGCGAGCAAACTCCAGGACAGGAGGATGAAGCAGATACCGCAAATAAGCGTCTCCAGCATGGCCGGCGTTCTCGTTCAGGATGCGCTTGAGGCGGTCGCCCTTCGTCTTATCAATTCTTTGTGATAGCGTCGACGACATCTCCAGCACCCGGAACGCGGGGGCGTCGACCCCGTCGCCCTGCAGCTGGTCGATCAGGCTGTTGTTGGCTGCCGACAGCATGATGGTCTGCCAGTTCGCCTTGGTGTGGCGGATCGTGCCGTCGACCATACCACGCATGCGGTCGCGGCCCTCGGTGAACATCACGACCATGCGCCGGATATATTCTGGGTCCTTGTCGCGGAGCTCGTCGTAGATCACCGGCAGGTTCGCCAGCGTGCCGATCGCGATCGGCTTGGACACCCGGGTGTCCTCGTTGGTCAGCGCCAGGCCCTCCTTCGTGCCCCACACGCTCCACGCGGCGTTGAGCGCGGTGGTCTTGCCCTGCCCGGAGCCGGGCGTGAACAGATGGAGGATGGCGCCGCCCTCGTCGGCGGCCTGGAACTTCATCAGGGGCGCGGCGAACGAGGCCAGCACCATCGCCGAGTAGGCCTCCATGTCGCTGGCGAACAGCGCGTCCGCGGCCTCGGTCCAGGCTTCGACATTGCCGCCCTTGCGCGGGCCGATCCACTGGCTGCGGGTCTCCACCTCCTTGGCACCGATCGCCTCGACGGGGCCGATCGACGTGTAGAGCATCTTGCCGTAGAGGAACGACTGGTTGTCGTTCTTCCAGCCGAACTGATCGTACCGGACGTGGGTCTCGCTCGCTTTATGGAAGTCGTCCACGGCATGCCTCGCATAGGTCAGGAACAGTTTCGGGTCATGGATCACCACGCCTTTGCCGAAGAACTCGGCGATGCCGCCGGGTCCGAACATGGTGCGCGCGTCGATGATGACGTCGCTCCAGCCCTCGCGCGGCAGGCGCTTAGTGAAGCGGTAGGAGAACGCGGAGCGGTCCATCTCGCCGGTCTGCACGCTCTTGAGATAGACCGGGTGCTCGGTAATGATGGTCTCGACACGCTCGCCCTTGTTGCCCTCTTCGACGAACAACATCTGCATCGATGGCGACCACTCGTAGCCGGCGGGCAGGTAGGGGAGTTCATCGGCTACTGCATCAGGTCGCAGACATGCTTGCAGATCCGTCCCGTCGCGTCGCAGGTGATCGTTCCCGACTGGCACTGATATTGGACTGTTGATCTTTCCCCAGAGGGGGCAGCGCTCGCACACGGCGGGGTCGCGGGAGTGGAACTGGGCGCATGTTGTTGCCCCAGTAAGAGCCCTACTACGAGTAAGACGTTCGGCAACAGCGCCAGGATCGTAATTAGGATAGTCGTTCGCGCTCCACTCATGGGCCTTTACCTCTCCGTCGATGCAGAATGCCAGGACACCGACACGGAGGAACCATCCTTCGACGGCTCCACTTTCACGCAGTGCGGCCACTTGGGCACAGCGATCTGCAACGTCATCGGAATAGACGGCTCCGTAGGAGTGTCCGGCGTCGATGGCTGCGGAGATGGAACGGCGTCCTCGGTTTCCGTCAATGCTTTGAGCCAGTACAGGACGCTGCGCAGGTGGGTTTCGCTGTAGATGCTTTTCTTGTCCACGAAGCGCTGCAAATAGTCCAAGGTCTCGTTGCACGAAAGCATGTTCTGCTCTGACAAGTCGCTCTCCATTCTTCCTGTTGTGGGTCCCCGGCGTCCGCAGGATCGACGCGATGTCGGCCGTGCGCGCGGGATCGATCTTCAGTCCATGCTGAAATGCAAGGGCCTTGAGGCCGGTGGCGTAGCCGAGCCAGGTCGTGGGGTCGAGCTGCTGCTCAAGAGGCCAGTAGCAATGTAGGCCAAAGCCACTATCCACAAACAGAGGGCGAGGCAGGTCCGTATCACGACAGAACGCCAGCACGGCCAGGGCAGCATCTTCCTGGTCGAGGTAGCAGGGTTTTCCGCCTTTGATGCCTGATGGGTCACAGTCGATGTCGAACCAGAGGGCGCGGGCGGCCAGGGCGTTTTGCTGCGCCCGTCGGGTCCAATCACGAAATGAAGCGCAGGCATGGTAAACCGTTCTCCCAAGTTGATCTTGCTGGAGTATGAAGTCCGCGAGCTGCTCGATCGTCTCAAAAAAGACGTGCCACGGCTTTGAGATCTGGGTCTTGAAGACAGCGGCGCAGTAGATCCCTTCAGGCGGTAGCACGCACGTTAGAAACGCGACTGTGTCGCTCCGCGTCATCGCGCATCCCCCGCACGTATTTTTCTCGTTCTCGCCAGCTCAGATCGGCCGGCACCGGGTAGTGCTCCCTGCGCAGCTTGATGCTGTCTTCGAGGAGCAGGAGGCGCTTCTCCGCGGATCGGGCCTGCGGACCCCACGGGGTCCGTCCAGCCACCCATGTGGCGACCGTGGCGCGCGGGCGTTCAAACCAGCGCGCCAGGTCGGAGGTCGTCAGGTCCGCGGTCCGGGCCGCGCGGATCAGACGTTTGGTGAAGTCTGACCCCATCATGTCCTCCGCGTCGGCAGGCTCATCGCCGCGGTAACCGCGTCCAGGATCGGACCCGGAGGCGTCGGGGGCTGGGCGACACCGAACCGCGGGGTCTGCGCGGCGGGCGCCGGAGCCTCGCTGGTGCGGCGCAGGAAGGCAGGGACGCCGTCATCAACCGGACCACTGGGAGCGGTTCTCTGCGCAGGTTGCGGCGTGGACGATGGTGCATCCGCAGTGGGGCCACTGGTCACAGCGTGGGCCATAAAAGGGGCGGCCGCACCGTTCTGCGCTGGCGCGTCCTCCTTGGGCTTGGCGCGGCTCCGCGTAGGCTTGGCAGGCTCTGGAGCCGCCTCACGCTGGGGTGCGTGCTCGATCTGCTGTGGAGCTCCCCGCGGCGGCAGCGCACCGAAGTTCTGCCCGGGCTTCTCGGCCTCGGGCGCCGGCAGAGCCGCGCGTGCGGCGGGAGCCGCCAGCTTGAACACCGCAGGGTCGATCGCGACGTCGTTGCGGCCGACGGCGACGTCCGACAGCTTGTTGGCGTCGATGTAGTCGATCACCTTCAGGGTGTAGTCGTCGTCGGCATAGCCGACCGCCTTAAACGTCATCACGAACTGCTTGTCGGGGTCGAACTCGACGCGGGTGACGACGTCGGCGATGTCGAGCTGCCGGCCCTCGATGCCGCTCGCTTGTTGCTTCAGCCAGTTCGTATAGTCGCGCAAGCCGGTCAGCGAGCCCGGCGGGATCTGGAACTCGTAGACGTTGACCGCCGGATCGTCGGGCACGATGAACGCTAGCTTCTTGCGGTTCGAGCACGCGGTAGTCGGCGAGCCCTTGAACGAGGTGGCGGAGCCGCGCACGTTCTGCGGGCAGGTCTGGCACACCGGGTGCTGCGGCTGCATCGCCTGCGTCGAGGGGCCGGTGCCGTTGTCGGAGAAGCACACCGGAGGCTCGTCCGAGGTCGGGTCATACTCGCCAGCGAAATAGATCCGCGAGGCGCGGTCGTTGGCGTCGACCACGACGATGTCGACATAGTGGGTCGGCACCAGGGTCTCGACACCATTGCCGTTGATCAGTCGGAAGCGGCCACCGCGGATCGAGAGATGGGCGCCGCGGGACATCCCGAGGCCCTGGGAGGCGTCGTCGATGATCCGACGGCGCTGGCGGGAGGCGAGGGCAGGCGACATCTGGTTCGTGTCAGTCACGTTTTGGCTCCTATTTTCGGATGGTGCAGGCGACGTAGGGGGAAATGGTGACGCCGGGCGGCGGCTCCTTCGTGAGATTACCGTCGGCGTCGGTCATCATGGCCTCGACAGGGTCCTTCAGGGCGACGGGATCGAGCAGGTCCCAGCGGTTCTGCGAACGCACAAACTCCAAGAACGCAGCAGGGTTGTCAACCTTGACGTTGATGCCGCGGCGCAGGAACGCCATGCCGTCGTCGTTGCGCTGGTTCTGAAGCTCCTGCTCGACCAGCTGCGAACAACATGCAGCGTTGAGCGCCTTCATGGCCGCCAGATATGGGCCCCACTCCTGGTCGAACGCCTTCTGGGCAGGCTCGACCATGGCCTTGATCTCCTGGTACTTGGTGATCATCTCGGAGATTGTGGGCTGGGTCACTGTCTGTTCTCCACCAGTTCAAGGATGGCGCCTTGCATCGACGTGTTCGACGCCGCGCGCCTGAAAATCTCGCGTTCTACCGAACTGGCGGCCAGTTGAACAATCGTAGTAGGAACTGTCTGTCCTGGACGGTCAATTCGTCGGTTGGCTTGAAGGTAAAGTTCAGTTCGATCCGTAGCGCCGTACCAGACAACCACGCTCGCAGCAAACAGGTCGAGCCCGTGGGACATAGTCGACGGATCAGCGATAAGCAGTTGCGGATCAGCGTCAGTTTGAAACCGTCGGAATATCTCATCGCGTGCCTTTGCCGGGACTTCCCCGTTGATCATCGCCCTGCTGTACTCAGTGAGTGTGGAGTATAGCATGTGTACGACACTTGTTAAAGGGGTAAAAATAATTACTTTGCGCGCCGCCTCCTCGATCACTTCACGAAGGACAGCAAGACGTGGACCACAATCCACGCGAGTAACCCGGTGCTCACTATCATAAAGAGCTCCGCAGCTAATCTGAATGAGCTTAAGTCGGAGCGCAGCCTGGTTGACTGCTGTAACAACGCCCTTGTCGAGCTGGAGAGTGAGATCACGTTTCAACTCCTTGATCAGTCGGGCCTGCTCGGCCGAGAGCTCGACGTCCCGCATCTGCTCGGTGCAGGGCGGAACGTCGGTGCACTCGCGCATCTCGTAGCGGATCGCCGGCTGCAGCAGCTTGTGGGCTTCCTCGTGCGCGCCTACGCGGGGGACCCACTGGAACTGTGAGACCTGGTACATGACGCGCTTCTTGTAGAAGTTGAAGCTCTCTCCGCGGGCGTTGTTAACAAGTCTTGCCAGGCCATGAGCATCAAGTGGACCGTTCGCAGTCGGTGTTCCAGTGAGAGGCCAAAAGTAAGGTTTGTGCGCGATAACAGCCCGAGCGATCCGGTGACGTCGAGTAGTTCCGTCTCGATATGCTGAAGCTTCGTCAATGATGACGATAGCAATGTCCTCTCGTCCAGCGATCTCATGTGAAAGGCCCTCCAGGACCAGTTTGTGCTTCGATGTGATCTTCGCGCCTACGCCAACTCCGTCGTGGTTGATGATGTAGAAGTCGACGTCCTTCGCCAGCTCGCGCTCGCGCTTCTGTGCAGATCCGTGCACGATCGCGTAGGTCCGCCGGCCCATGAAATGCTGCGTGATCGCGTCGCCCCACACCCGCTGCAGGATCGACAGCGGCGCCACGATCAATGCCTTGGTGCCGGGGTACTGCGTCATGATGTAGTCGGCGGCCCACAGCGTCGAGAGCGTCTTCATCGTGCCCATATCGGACAGGTTGAAGCACCTGGGGTTTTGCACCATGAACTCGGTCATCACCTTCTGGTGCTCGCGCGGTCGCCACGGTCGACGGATCGGCCAGTCGTAGGTCTGGTCCACGATCGGCACGGTGGGGAGCTTCAGGTGCTGCGCGACCTGGCAGTTATAGAGGTTGACCGGAGCCGCGACGTAGCCGTTGTGAAGCTTGACCGCGTCGTGGAACAGCGTGGTGTCGACGGCGGGCGCGTCCCACACCATGATGTTGCGCTCGGGGTCATGCCAGAAGGTCACGCCAACGTATCCACGTGATCGAAGAACGCCCCCAGCCGGTTGCAGATGCTCTCGGCGTCGTCGCCCCAGATCGAGAACCCCAGGGCGTCGGACTGCAGGGCCATGATCCGCTTCTGCATCGCAGAGGGGACGCCGCCCTTCGCCTTGGTCTCGACGTAGAATGCGCGGCCCTTGTAACAGCCCTGGAAATCGAGCTCAGGGTTACCGTAGCCCGATGGCACGTACATGTGATAGTAGCCCACGGCGTTCGACATGCTCGCTGACAGGCTGGCGACGTTGCGCGAGCGCAGGAACGCCTTGACAGCTTCTTTCACTCGCCCTTCAGGTGTGAGGCTCACAGCGGCTTCTCCGGGTTCGGCACGATATGGAACACCCTCGCCGGCTGCTGCTCGGCCTCGTAGGTGACGACGAGACGGATCTCAGGGTAGGGGATGTAGAAGCTGTCGGCGATCACGAAGCCGTCGGTGCGGACCGCGGCCATCAGCTGCGCCAGACTGGCGCCCGGCTGGATCGGCAGGTCCAGCGAGATCTCCGAGCCCTTGACGAAAAATCGAGCGATGATCATTTGCCCTCCTTGGCTAACCGTTTCAATTTCGTGTTGTGCTCGCACGTCAGCACGTCGCACCATCCGCACAGCGGCGTCTTGCGCTTCGGCCACGCCTCGGCGGTGCCCTGCTTCAGGTAAGTCTGCGCTTCCTCCGCAAGGTTCACAAGCTTCTCATATGTCTGCGCGTGCTGGTTGAAGGTGTAGCGCAGCCCGCTCTGCCCGGTCTTGAACCAGAAGTACTCACCCTGGATCAGCTCCAGCTCGGGACGGTTGACCTTCAGCAGCAGCGCGCCACGCTCCAGCTCCGCGGGGTCCTCGCGCACGTTGCCGGTCTTCCAGTCGACCATCCACGCCGAGGTGTCGGTGCGCGTCACGCAGTCCAGCTTGCCCCGGAACCAGACACGATCGTAGTCCTTGTACTCGCACGGCTGTCCATCGCGCGTCATCGCCAGCTGCAGCTCACAGCGCACCGCGACGGTCTTGCTCATGTCATGGAACAGGGCTGCCGTGGGCTCTGCGGCCTGCATGGTGTCCGGCAGCGGGGAGCCCTGCTTGATACGCCGCTCCATCGCCTCGTGCACCTGGTCGCCCCACACGGCCTCGGGGGACTGCACGTAGGGGATCGTCTTGCCCACGTAGCGGTGGAACGCCTGGTGAGGGCAGTTCTCCAGCGTGTTGTAGAAACTGTGGGAGCCGATCGGGAGCTTCATTTGCACATCTCCAGCCATGCGGCCCATAGCAGGCAGGCGGCTGCAGCAACGAAGCAAATGGCTACAAAGCCGTGCGCCAGATGAACGACGTCGATCACAGCACGACGCTCCGCGCGATCTGCATCGCGAGGTCCTGGGTCGCCTGATCTAGCTTCATCAGGGCCACGATGGCTGTTGCGAGGTCACTCCCGGTCGGCGTCTTGCTCATCGCAGCCTTCCGTTTCTCCCAGATCGCCTTGGCTGCGGCGGAGCGGCGGGGGTCCTTCTTGACTTTGGTCTTCTTCACGGGCTTTTCCTTCTTCGGTCTGACGGGAACGGGGGGCAATAGGCTATTGGCGCCGGGCGTCGCGACCTGCGCAGCGATGTCGAAACGAGGTGGCGCCGCCGGCAGATCGTGCTCGACCCGCTCCGTCACGCCCGGACGTGAGGGCAGCACGGGGCGGATCGTCACATCGACGGGCTTGATGTCGTCGGGCATGCGGGTCTCCTTCAGAAGATCGAGATGGCGAGCAGCATCGCCGTGCCGGGGCTGCCGCGTGCGGCGCGCTCAGCGAACAGGTCGGCGGCGAGCTTGTCGCGCAGGAACACCAGGTTGCGTCGGATCTCTTCCTCAATCGATGCCAGTACCATTTTCAGTTCTCCTTGCAACTCGTTAACGCGGACCGAAGGATGAAGCATGCGATGTGCCGTCCCGTTCCTTTGCCGGCAGTACTGTCTTCTGTTGCAATCCACTTCACGTCACCGAGATTGCGGATGTCGGCGGCCTCGCCGAAGATGGCCTTGACCAGCATCAGGAGCCACTTGTCGACCGGGTAGACCAGAACAACGGTCTTGCCCTTCTGCCATTCCTCGATCGCCTTCCGAACCCATGCCGTCGGACCCTTCTTTTTGCCCTGGTGCATGATGGATCCGAAGGGAGGGTTCACGTAGCTGACGGTTCCCCACTCGCATGTCAGGCCGTCGAAACCATCTGGCAGTGGGAACGGGCACGGATCGAAGTTGAACCCGAACTCGGCATGCAGCCGCGCGTAAAGGTCTGGCGGGGTCAGCCAATAATGCTTCCCATCGTCGCCGTTGCCTTTGTGAAACTTGTTTTCGGAAGGCGCAAGAAGCGATTGGTGGAGATCGGTCAACTCTGTTTTCCCTGTGCGGTCTTTAACTCTGTTTCGCGAACGTCTCCGAAATGAACCCGTCGCTGTCGAGCGGGATGTCCGGCAGCCACGACGGTGGCCGCGACATCTCCGTCTGTAGGAACTTGAGCGCGTCCGCGGCCTCGTGCCCGCGCGCCATGCAGATCAGCTTGTCATGCTCCATCGACACCACGGGCAGGCCGGCGGCGATGCACTCGCGCCACACTCCCTTGATGAACACGTTGCGCAGCGCCTGGATCAGGTTCTCGACGAACAGCGAGCCGTACAGCCACGACCAGCCCTTGCGGTTGCGACGGCGCCAGCCCTTCTTGTCCTCGGTCTCGTGCCACTCGATGGTGTCGTAAAGCAGCGGCACGCCGTCGGGCAGCCACATGATCTTGTCACGGATCTCGACCACGTTCCACTGGAAGTGCATGCCAGCGTGGAGCTTCTTCAGAACGTCGCCGGCCTGCGTCCAGAGCTCGACGACGTGGGGATGGGTTTCCCGATAGGTATCGCGTAGCCGCAGCGCTTCCTCGTCCGACATGTGGACAGGAGGTCCGTAGGTGCCGCGTTTAGCGGTCGCTTTAATCGTTGCGGCTCCAGCGCCATAGCCACACGAAAGTTCGCCCTGTTTCCCCGTCCCCCTTTCTTCAGGGTCTGCCCTCGTAATAGGGCGGCCGTAGAAGACCGACGCCAGCGCCACGTATGGATCCTCGTGATTTCGGAAGCGCTCAATGACGTCTGTCTGGCCCGAAATCTCATTGAGGAGGCGACATTCAATCTGAGACGCGTCAGCAACGCATACTCGGTAACCTTTGGGTGCGCGTATCGCTTCCGCAATGGGACCTCCCCGCCTGAAGTTTTGCCAGTTCATCTTGTCACCGCCGCTCCACCCGCCGAGGTGAGTGCCGGCGTAGTTCAGATAGACGCACAGCGGCCCGCGCGTCGACATGAACCCCATGCGCGCCACCCGCGTCTGGGTGCCGTTGCTGTGGGCGTCGAGCTTCGCTTGCGCCAGCATGCTGACGGTGGCCTCGGGCATCGCCGCGAGCGGCGTTTCGTCCTCCAGCAGGTCGCGCATGAAGTCGTCGGTCTTGGCGAACGAGTAGTTCCATTTCTCGGTGGCGCCCTCACCGCCGCAAGCTTCACAGTATTGTCCTGGATCGCTGTCGGAGGCTGCCGTGTAGCCCGCTCCACCGCATGCCTTGCACTTCGCCGGCTTGGGGGACAGCTTCTGCTCGGGCTCGATATCCTCCGAACGCAGCAGCTCCGCGAACTTCCACTGCTTGCGCAGGTCGGCCGCGGTCACGCCCAGCTTGTCAAGGAGTAACGCCTTCGTCTGCGCCTCTTTTTCCCAGATGCGAGCCAGGAGATCGGTATCACCTTCCAATACAGGGCAGGTGAACATGCGCACGGTCGCATCGACCATAGCGTATTCCCCGGCGGGGAACGACGCCGCGAGCTTCTGAAACAGATCCCATGTAAGCGAGACGTTGTCACAACAGGCCTCCCCGCGCAGCGTCTTGTCTGCCGCCGACAACTCGTGCCAGTGCTTGTTCTTGAAGTGGTTGTCGTGCGCCCGCTTCGCAGGCATGCCGTACATCTCGGCCAGCTTCTCCAGCGATTTGCCGACGTGGTTCCCCATGAGCAGCCGCGCCATCGACAACGTGTCCAAGTAGAACGCCGGCTTGATGCCGTAGTGGTGGCTGAGGATCAGTGCGTCAAACTGCGTGTGATGGCAGAGCACTGCGGTCTGGGACCAGTCCCATGCGTCTAGCACATAGTGCATGTTCTCCGGGTCCGCCCAGGTTGTGTAAGCCGGACCCTCGCCGGTCACGGGATCGAAGGGGAAGCGGGCGCCGCAGACGTGCGTCTCATAGCGCGGGTCTCGTACAAATTCCTCAGTCGTCATCGCCGACAGTGTGAAATCGTCCGCGTAATATGTCTCTAAGTTGAGCGTGACGATGTTCATTTCACGATGTCCCAGACGCTGATCCTCGCCAGCGCGGTGCCGGCCTCCCAGATGCCCCACCACATGAGGGCACCGATCGCACAGTAGAACAGGAGTTTGCCGCGTGTCAGCATCATGGTCCCTCCGTCGACAGTCCCTCGCTCCGCGCCAGCGCGTGCAGCTCGTCCGCACCTTCCTGCGACAGTGTGACGGGCTTGTCAAGTTCAACTGATAGCACGACCTGCTCCGCGAGCCAGGTTGTCCCCCGGGGGGTGCGCGGCGTGATGCATGCACGCTCGTCGCGCAGCCGGCGCATCACGAGATCGGGGAACAGCTGGGCGAGTGGGAGATGGTGGCAGCGTCTGAGGGTGTGCATGGTGATGCTCCTTTTGCGATTGATATCAACAGGTCACGGAACGCCGGCGGTGTCGCGGCGCGGATTGCGGTCTTGTGCTTGCCACCCACCATGGCGGACATGCCGATCCGTCGCGCCTTCTCGTATCCATGTCGTGCCACCGCGACAGGGTGCAGGCGCTGGCCAGAGGTGCCCCAGAGCAACGCGGGCGGGTTGATGTCGCAGCCGAGCAGCCATGTTGACTTGCGCGACATATGCCCATAGTGCCCCTGCTCGACGTGGCAGACGGACAGGCGGCCGATGCGGCGCCATTCCCCGTCGGGCTTCGGCAGATTGAAATGGTCCCATGCTTTTGACTGCGCTGGGTGCTCCAGCACGCCGCCGTAGCGCAGCAGCGCCCACAGCGCGGCCTCAAAACACCCTTCATCGGCGCCGAGCTCGTATTGGTGCGGCTTGCGGGGGCTGCCGTGCCAGTACCGTCCCCAGCGCTCGCAGGGAGGGTGCGCGACCACCGGCCACGGCCCCGCGTAGGTGCGGGCGTCCCGCGCCTTGTCCCAGGGGTCGACGTCGGGGAGGCCGTAGTAGCAGCCTCCGGTCTCGACGTAGAGGGCGGCTATCATCTCCGAATACCGTAGGCGCGTAGTTGCCAATCGCTATCCAGCAATTCTATCACGTAACTGCGGGCTTCGATGGTCAGGTTGCCATGCTTCAGCATGGCTTTCGCCATTGCCACCTGCGCATCGGCTTTCCTGATCCTGGCGAAGGTTTCCTTGACGTCGTCCACGGTCTGTGTCCTGCGATTGCTCATGATCATTGCCCCAAAAGCTTCTGTGCCAGTGCACGCATCGCAGTTACATGGTGAACGTTCACGATGCTGCATGCCTTCATATCGTTCGTGCATCCGCTGCGCCACCTCCCCCGGAGGCAGGCTGCGGACCTCCACGCGCCCGCAGAATATCTCGTACAGCCGGCGCGCGACCGCGAGGCAGTCGGCAGGGCTGACGGGTGAGCCACGGCGGGCCATCTCGTCGTGGATGATGTCGGCGGCGACCTGGATTTTATCGGCGGGGGTCATCCTTCTGCCCCATCGTCATCGGGGTGCGCCGCGCGCCATGTGGGGGTGGCGTAACAGTAGACCGGACCGCGCGTGTCGGCGCGCTCGATGAACGTGCGCTCACAGCGTTCACACTTTTCGACTGCGCCAGTGATTTTGCCCACGCCACCAAGGTATTTCCAAACATGACGCTTGGATGGTTGATTGTTCCAAGGCCACGTTCGCAACTTTGCTTTTGACATGCTCATATCTTCAGTATCCTCTCGCTGACGGATGGCCGCACGGCCTTCGGCGCCGTGGCCTCCAATTGTTTCAGGAACGCCTCCCGGTCGCGCGGCCATGGTTGCGAGCGGCCGCACTCCCAGTTGCTGATGCTCTGCTTGTCGACCCCCAGCCTCGCCGCGAGCTCCGCCTGCGTCAAGTGGAGAGCCTTGCGAGCTGCGGCGATTTGCTGGGGGAAGGTCACGATGCAATTCCAATCATGGTGAGTATTGTCTCGGCGATTTCGGGCTTCGCCGCTCCGATTATGAAGCCGATCGCCACGAAGGCGACCAGCAGGAAGAGGGTTTCGGCGCGGTCGAGGGTCACGCGGACACCGTGGTCTTAACACCGAGGTAACCGCCACTGTAGAGCCGCGCGATCTCCTTGCGCAGACGCTCCATCTCGTCCATGTGCTGCGTCTCCGCGCGCTCGATCGCGTCGCGCGTGATTTGTGCCGCGTCCATGCCGTTGAGTGCGGACCACATGGCCTTTACTGCCTGCTCCGACCGACGGAACCACTGGTCGGTCTTGCGCTCCACGCAGTTGCCGAACAGATCAAAGATCGCGTAGCGGAACCCGCGCTGCGTGTTGTGCATGTCCTTCGCGTCGCTGGTCACGATCGCGAACAGCAGTCCGCCATCGGTGTGCCGCGCGCTGATGACGCGCGACTTGTGAAAACGCAGCGTGTCGTCATCGACGTAGTGGGTACGGCCGCAGAGGTTGCGCTGCGCGTTGCCCTTCGGGTCGCTGGACTGGTTTGAGTAGAGTTGTGGCATGCTCTCAATTCCTTCGCTGCTCTCAGTTGCTTTGTTTTATGGTCTCTCGCACGCCCTCAAGCCCCGTAAGCCTTGCGGCTGCGGGGCGTGGGACGCGATGGGGGAGGTGTTACTCCTGCGGGCGCGACCACAGCGCGAACCGCATGTCGAACTGGCCGACGGCGCCAATCTGGAACAGGAAGTCGTGGTTCGGGCAACGCTCCTGCGCGACCCTCAAGATCTTGCGCGGGTTGTCGGTCTGGCCGGGATGGAAGCCACTTTCGTAGTCGTTGTTGACGAGCTCAAAGCCGTGCCTGGTCCAATCGATATCGAAGGTGTCCGCGCGGTTCGCGTCGTTGAGCAGGTACTCGATATAGGTGTCAATCTCGTCGCCGCTCCGCACCTCGTCGGCGCCGATAATCTCGCCGTCCTCCGTCAGGATGCAGGAAGGCTTCCAGCCGTAGCTGTCCGGGGATGTGCGATATGCCTTCTGGGCACTGCTGTCCGTGATCCACTCGTCGCTCCATTCCAGCGCGTAACCATGGTGTTCCAGCCAGTCTTGCACGGGTTGCGACACGTGGTTCCAGTTGGCGAAGATAATGCCATGCTCCGGCGCGTCATATCCCGGCTCGCCGTAGGACTGACACCAATCCAGGTCACCACGTGTACGCTTTTCGAGAAGGCGTTGGATTGCTTGTGACGATATGTTCATGCTCTTATCCCCTTGTGTGAAGCTTGTGGAGTTTGTTTAGTCGAGAGTATAAAAAGTGTCAAGGATGCATGTCGGGGCGCGAAGCCTCGATTTTGGCGGCCATCACGGCGTCAAGTCGGAATGCGATCTCGTCCGCAAGTTCGTGGGCTACTTCGTCAAGATATGCACCGTCGTTGCTCTCGATGCCCCACAGTGCTTCACTGTCGCCGCTTTCATGCGTCACCACGACGCCAACATAGTGCCATTCGTCGCTGCACCATGCACGCAGATACTCGAAATCAGCGTCTACTGCGGCCGCGATGATTTCCTTGTGTGTTGGCGCGCGGCCCAAGGTTTGCGCCAGCTTTGCCTCATCGTCCGGGTTGAGGCCCCATCCGTCCCGCTTGGCGATCTTGAGTGTTTTGGCGACGTCATAGGTGCGGTAATAGCCACATTCCCAATGCAGGATCTTTTCGCCCGGCGCCTTCGGAGGCTTTGTGCCGTGCCCGAACGGGTGCCGCTTCTGCTCGGACACGATACCGTGTCCGTCGCATTCTTCCCACGGCGCACTGTGACCATCGTCATGCGGAAAGGCAACGCGGTAGGTACGTCCCTTGTGTTCGAAGCTTTCATCATAAAGTCGTACCATGTTCATTCCCCTTGCGTTTGTGAAGCTTGTGGCACTTGTGTAGTTGAGTTTTTATAGTGGGTCAAGGTTTTTATAGTCGGAGCTAATCACGAAATGTTACGAACCATCCGGTTCGTCCAGCTCTGGGGGAACGATGACATAGAAACCATCGTGCGGGAAGTTGCTGCTCGGCCGCTTGCGCTTGTAGACGCGGGGGAAGTTGAGCCACGCGTCCATTTCCTGCTCGGTGACGTGCGTGGGAAGCACTGCACGCTCACAGAGGCGTCGCACGGTCTCATATGTGTCCCGCTTCTGCTCAAGGGTCATCTGGGACCAGCGCGGCGTGTGGGTGCGGCGTTGACCAGCCTGCGCATTGCCCATGATGGCCGGCGCGGTCGAAGCCGCCAGGAGTTTTGCAGCAATGGCGTCGGGGATTGGGTGCACGCCTTTTTCCCAGTTTATCACCGCCTGCCGAGATACGCCGGCCAACGTGCCAACGTCTTGCTGCGTCATGTTGCGGGCTTTGCGCCAGGTTGTGAGCTCCTCGCCTAACATTTGTCAGTCTCCAGGGTTGCATGTAGGGTAGATCGCCTGACATTTGACCCCTAATGTAAGGTCAATGTCAACCTCAAAATGTAAGGTTGCAGGTATGTAGGTGGGTGACAACCTTGGTATGATTCGCTATGGCCCAATGTAGCAAGTAGCAAAAAGCACTGGGAGAGAGCAACTAGATACTAATTACTGTTTCTGCGATCGACCGACTGGTCAACCTTACATGGTGTAACCTAACATGACATTACACCCTAATATCTATCTATATAAAAATTGAACGATTAGGATGGATGGTAGACATGTGAAGTTCCTTTTCCCTTTTCTTTTCAATGGGATGGCACTCTTCTCTGCCCACCGGCTTTAAGACGATGTGATGCACGTGTCACACGTAGTACGGTATCCAGATACATATTTTTGTATAAAGACTGTAGTGTGATACCTCGAACTCGGGATAGCGCGGGGGCCAGTCCCCGAGTTTCGTTTTTAGTGACCGCATTTCCGTGGTCCACACACTATAAAATTCACCCCAAAAGGTTTTTATACTCCCCACCCGCCGCAGATTTTTATACCTCCCCCTCAAACCCTTTATACAAAAACCCACGCCCAAAAAAATCCGCGCGCAGCCACAACTTTTATACAAATAAGTTTTTATACCTGACAGACAATAAAAACCCCACCGCTCCGAAGAGGGTGGGGCAAAGTCAGCAGGGGGATGAATGCACGTGCCTGGAAGGGCACCACGCCGTGCAAAGAACGGGTCGTCCGGCGTGGCGCTCAACCCATAGGGGATGGAACAGGCAGTGTCAACGCGGTGCTGACGATCCGCAGCAGGTCGCCCGCATCGTTGAACAGCAGCATGTGCTTGCCGGTGGATGTCACGATCTCCAGCTGGTTCCGCGTCGCCGTGAGCTTCAGTCCGCGCGCCTCGATCGTCTGTGCCCTGATGGTGGCCACGTCGTTCTCCCGTCTTGACAATCGTCACACACTAGGCTCTGTTCCCTGCAAGTCAACAGGATGCAGCCCATGACCCGCCAGACCGTCCACCTCGCCTCGACGGCGCTCCGCTCCGCCACCTGGGACAGCGAGACCCAGACGCTGGAGGTTGTCTTCGTCAACGGGCGGGACTACACCCACGAGGGCGTGCCCGAGCACGTCTTCGACGCACTGGCGACCGCGCGCTCCGCGGGCAGCTACTACGCGCGGAACATCAAGGGGAGGTACTGATGGTAAGCAAAGCAAGACCGGCGAAGCCCAAGGGCACGGTCCGCGGCGACATGGCGAAGAAGCCGGTCAAGCCCGCGGTGCCGATGGGGCGGCAGATGAAGTCAAACAACAGGCAGCCGCGATCGAGCATGAAGACGGGCAAGTGATTACTTTTGTCAGCAGCAAAGGAAAATGCCATGACGATATTTGAAATAGTATGGTGTTTGACGCAGTTTTTAGGGGCAATATTTTTCGCTGGAGTCGCCGCTGCCGTGATTACGGTCGTCGCCTTCGTCGGTGTCACCATCATCTTGGGACCGATATATTATGTGTTACGCGAATTTGGGCTGACCTAAGTTTTTTGTGGAGGAAACCAAATGTCGATGCTTGATCTCTTGAAAACTGTCGGCCACGTAAAGCCCGGAACTGGAATGATGGTGGCAGAACCATTTGGAGCTGTGAACGCCTCGGAGGGAGGAGCCATCCTGCTTCCGGTCGGAACGCTACTTCAAGTCGGGATGGCAAACGGGAACAGCATCTCAGCCGTCG